ACAAAATGCTTTGAACGCGGGGCTTACAGACGCGGCATTCGGTGGTGCTTTCGGTGTCTTAGGTAAAGGACTATCTCTAGTATACAAACCTATGAGAGAAATGTTCCAACCTGTATATCTTAAGGGGGGTAATGAGTCAGAGGTAGCGGAGACAGTATTAGCTATTAGGAGAGGAGAGACTACCTTAGAGGAAGTAGCCGCAAGAGGTGACATCAATGTTGAGTTTGCTAGAAAGGTTGAGGAGGGTCTTGTTAAAAGAACTGAAGACCTTGAGAGAGCCGCTCGTTTACAAAGTAAACTTGCCGACAGCGGTACAGGTCTGTTCCCTTCACAGGCTGTTCCTGAGTATAAGGGCATGGGTCTAGCGCAAGACTATTCGTCATCTTCTTATCTACTAGGTAAGAACTATGATGAAACATTAAAGGGTCAGGACGATTACATTACCGCACAGTTTACTGAATTAGTCGGTAGAGCCACCACGGATAAGACTAGAGAAGAAACAGGCATTGCTTTAGCCAAGCTAGTACAAGATTCAGACAAAGCCTTACAAGCTGTTGTAGACCCTTTGTATAAGGCTATTGACAAAGAAGGTGCTGTATTCGTAGGGACTGGTAATGTTAAGAATGCAGTTAGGCGTGGCTATGATAAATTACGTGCTAAAACATCTTCTCAACAGTCTGTGATGAAAGCTGTAAACGCTATTCCCGCTAAGTTAACCCCTGCTGAGGTTGTCAAGCAGAAAAGAAAACTAACCCAGTTATTGCCCAATGTTGCAGGAGACCCTATAGCGCGTAAGATGATTAATAGTGCGCTTAAGAACTTAGACGGAACATTGGCTCGGAATAAGAACCTTGTGCGTCCTGCTTCTACTATCGCTTTAGGTAAGGATGCTCTTAACTTATTAACAAACAAGTTTGGTGAGACAGGTATTTCAGGTGGTCATAAAGAGATTGCTCAAAAGTTAAACAGCTTACGAAAAGATATGTCATTTTCTGAAGCACATAAAGAGCTTTCAGAGTTAAAGGCTCGACAAAGAAATATGCAGAAATCTGTGGGTGAGAAAAGCACTCAGGCAGAAAAGTTAATTAACAAGGCTATCGGAGAGTTGGAAAACTCAATGGAAAGTGCCGCTAAAAACTTTAATCCTGAACTAAAGATAAAGTACGACAACCTTAAAAAGATGTACAAAGAAGGGGTTGACACTATACACGGCAAATGGATAACAAAGTCACTTAACAAAGACAACGTAGCTGACATCGGTCAATACTTAGTAAAGAGCGGTGAGAACATTGGCGTTAATGAAGTAAAAGCATTAATCGCTAAAGCTAAACAACTTAAAGTAGATAATGCGGGTAACAATATATTAGAAAGCATTGAGAAAGAGTTTTTAAACAACCTGTTCCCACAGAAAAATACTAAAGAAGGTACTGACTTTGTTCGTAGAATGAACACAGCTAAGTTCCGTGATACGTTCAACGCTATTGTTGGTAAAGAAAAAGGAGATAAGCTAGTAGAGTTAGGCAAGGAAATTAAACAACTGTCTGATGGTATTAAAGGCTCTGAGTCTGCTCTTTCTCTATCTGTACGTTCGGGAGAACTCAGTGGGATAAGGAATCCTACTCTTAGTGGTGGTTTAGGTTTTGTAGTATTAGGTTCTTTTGTAAAGAAAGCTATGAGTCCTGAAAAGATTCAATCTAAGATAAATCAACTTAAGATAATAAACGCAAAGTTACTTAAGGGAGAACCGATACCTAAAGGTCTGATAACAAGGTTCATGGAAAATATGGGTCAGACTGGAGCAGGAGCAGGTTTGGCTATTGGTGCTACAGTACCGCAGGAATAACAAAAGGGGGCATTGCGCCCCCTTAGTTTTACCTATGCTATTTCACACGCGCCTCCGACACACGCCAGTTCTTGCGAACCTGTAGTATTATCTTCCTTCTCGAAGTGTTCTAAGTCTTCCCACTTAATATCCACTGGCATAGCCGCTAGTAACTCCTCATACTTCTCAGCGGTTATGTCCTCATAAGGGGCTTGCTGATAAACATGGTCACTCACAGGCAACAAACTAATACCACTGACACTATCAAAGTTATCCCATATCCACTGTGCTATTTGCAGGAACTCACTATCTGTATAATAAACAGTGATACTTGGCTTATGTTCACACCAGTAATCTTGGTACTTCTTCCAGACCTTTAGCTGTTCCATCGCACCGACCTGTTTTACTGTAGTACTGCTGTCGGGTGACTTGATAGGGAAGCCAAAGACCAGTGAAGACTTACTCATTACGTCATCTTCTACAGGGAAACCTGCGGCTGTCATGTACTGAGCAAGCGGGTCTTTCTTGTCTGAACGTACTCTACGGATATAATGCTTAGAAAAACGGGGATGTATGCCACTAGCAGAGTCAACAAGCTGAGACACAGTACCGCTTGGCTTAACACAAGTAATAGCCGCAGACTGAGCAATGCCAAGTTTGTCAGCCCACTCTTTATTAGTTTTGATTGCAACATCTTTCATCTCCGTCAACCACTTATCTAGGTCAGGCGAATCTTTACCCAACAAGTAATGGTCACATATCCCAGTTAAACTTACACCTAATAGTGCTTCTTCTTCTGTGTTTCTCTTCCATACATTGCGTAGGTAGCGGAAGTCAGTCAAGGTAGCCTGTAGAGTTCCGATGATGGAAGCTACTTCAACTTTCTTTTTAAGACTAACAAGGTCATCGTCTGCACGTATAACGACCTCAGATAGGTTACAGAACTGATTACTGCGTAGGATAATCTCAGAGCAAGGGTTAGTGCCAAAGTCCTGCTCAGGGTCTCTACGTCCGTTCTTAGCGGCTATCTTCTGTGCCGCCACACGACTAAAGATACCACGTTCACCTGCCTTACTATCGTACATGGTGTGCATCTCAGTAAGGAATGACTCAAAGTCTGGCTTCTCTGTGTACGCTACGCTGTTGTTAGCCAGTCTACGTTGTCCTTCATCCATCCACCACTGACCAGACTTAGCCTTAGCCATACGTGGGTCTGATAGGTTTGACAAACTAATCAATGCTGACCTACGTACACCACCGACAACTACAATGTCTGCAATCTTACATACAACATCGTGGCACTCAATGCTCGTTAGCTTACGTCCTGATGCCTTCTGGAATATACCTACGCAGAAGTTAAACAAATCCTCAAGAGGCTCTGCGCCACTAGCACGACCACCAAAGGTCTTGAGTCTAGCACCTGATGGGCGTACCTTACTCATGTCCCACTTAGGTATCTTACCTGCGTACAGCATAGCGATTAACTCACGGAATGCACTAGCCCAACCAATCTTACTGTCTGCTACTACAATCGTACTGTCAGTCTGGTGGAATGACTCAGCGATGACTGGTAGCTTGGTAATGAAGTTACGTTCAACACTGAACCCTACGCCTGTACCACACATTAGTACGTACATAAGCTCATCAAAGCTACGTGGTGAGTCAATGTGTAGGTAGCTACAGTTAAACCCTGCTACATTGTCCTTGTCTAACGCTTCACCTGCTGTCATCATACAGCGCATACTGGGCATTACTTCTAGGTTGTATATAGCATTGTATAACTTCTTGCCTTCGGCTTTGCTTATCTGACCACGACCATCCCAGAAGTCTACGTAACGCTGTACTGTCTCTGCCCATGTCTCACGTCTACCTTCGACAGGTAGCCAACGTGCGTAACGGGACTTGTGTATAAACTGTTGGTATTGATTCATTTCTATTCTTCTCCTGTTTCTAGGCACGCAGAGCAAGGTGTTGTGTCTGTGTGTTCTGTTTCACTATAAGGGTCGAAACCTTCTAGCTCTGAGCCGTGACAAACCTCACAGCCTGTTATTAACTCCCCGTATTCATCTAAAAAACTCCAATCTGTAGGCATTATTTCTTATCCTCTTCCTTTTTGTCTTTAGGTTTCTGTTGTGTTTTGTTAAAGATTGCGTCCCAATTACTAGCAAACTTCTTGGAGTCTTCAGCGGGTCGTTGTGCCGACCCCTTGCCTCCGTGTGTTTGACCCTTCATTGTTTGTTCTCCTCTATCAGTCTATTCAAGTACCACTGAGCCTTCTCTAAGTCCTCTACTGCTTTACCCTTGCGTTCATAACGCCACAGGTACTTCATAGTATTGCCCTTGAGATAACCCTTGAATGCGTCTGGTGTCATAGACTCTTCGATGGCTTCAATACATTCTATCTTGCCGTAGTTATAGTGCTGAGGACTGTTGACCACATCTTCATTCTTGGTCACGAAGTCTTCATACTTCTTAATCAACGCAGGGTGCTTCTCTCGTAGTGCATCCCAGTCAGCGGGTGTTGCCTCATCAATGCTCATTGTTTAAACTCCTAAATAGCTTTCTTTTTCTCGTCTTATCGGCTTTCTTTCTCAATGCCTCAATCTCAGCTACAATATCAGCCATTCCTATTATCTCACCATAATGAGGTGAATCAGGATTGTTGTCGTACATATCTCGTTCTTTGATATCGTCATCAATGCTCATAATCATCCTCCGTAAATAAGTCTCTGTTCCTAATTAATCTATCCTCGAAAGCCTCTAGCAAGTCCTCAACTGAGATGTCTAATGCTTCGACAACCAGTACCGCATCGTAGTCCCTTGCTACTGCTTCCTTGAGTTCCTCCAATGTATGTGACATTATTCTTTTCCTTCAACGTATTTGACAAGTTCCTGTGCGGTACTTAGGGTGTAGTGTTTCATACCTTCCTTCTCACACCACTGACCCATTGTAATCTTACCGCCCTTCCGTACCTTCTTATGTTCATTCGATAGTAGGAATACTAATTCGTAACCATCTACTGATATTGTATCACGAATTGACTTATATTTCAAGGTGTCACCTACACGAAAGAAACCTTTTACTTCCACTACTGTCTTACTTGGTTCATGTACAAAGTCTGGCATATAAGTTCTGAACACTGTGTAGGGCATTCCGTATGGCTCGTAGTCAAACCCTTTACGTTTAACCTCCTTTGAAAACTCCTTCTCCAGTGCTGACCTAAACTTACCGCTAGTCTTTCTAGGCTTATATTTGCTCAAGGTTAATCTCCTGTACTCTAGGCTCGTTAACTACCTCACTTAGGAACTTCGGACCATACGAATAGGCAAAGGCTCTTAGTTCTGGATAGCAATGCTTCTTGTACTGACAGTAGGAACACTTGATGCCTAGCTTCTTGTTACCTGACTTACCATCTGGTACTGTCTCGGTACATAACTCAGTAGGCTCATCTCCCTTAACCATCTCCTTAACGTGCTTAATACGCTCCCTAATGTCTCCCTTGATGTGTTCGTGTATAGGAGCCTGGGTATCCTCTAGGTCGTACTTAAGTACCGCGAGATGTCCATTGGCTTTGTCCATAGCTAACCAACCGAACTCAGTCTCACCACAGGCATGGGCGTATGCTTTAATCTGGTCAACGTAACCAAAGGCATCGTCCATAGCCAGTGTACCATCCTTAAACTTCTTGAACCCAAAGGAACTGGCTGACTTAACGTCCACTACAAGCCCGTCAATCTTACAGTCCATGTGTCCCTTGATACCCTCTACTTCACATACACGTTGCTCATCTGATACTTCGTGTCCTGCCATGCGTGTCATAAACAACAGCATCTCTTCAATCAAGTGACCATACATAAACTTAATGTAGGTAGCAGGTTTAATCTCTTCCTTCTCAGTACCATTAACAACATTCCATAAGACCCTATCGTCACGACCAATGTTTGACAGGCGCAATGTTCTTCTATCCGTTGTACGCTTACGTCCGAACTCGGTACGCATTAGAGTCTTCATGTTCTCACCAAACAATTCAATCTC